GTCTAAAGTTCTATTTGGTACTGAAAATCAAGTTGAATGGGAATGTTCAATTTCTTTACCTGCACTTGATAACCAAAAAGTTTGGGCTGGTATGAAGTTAACTAATGATCAATTAGTTGCAACTGATGCTAATCAGGTGTTTTTTAAATATCAAACAGATGCAACAAACAGTGAAGCTTTTACTGATTTTGCTAAATGGCATTTTGTTCACAGTATCGGTGGCACTGATTATATCAGTAGATTACCAATCGACGTAGCAGCAGATACACAATATCATTTAAAAATTAAAATCGACAGTGATAGAAAAGCAACTATTTTTGTAAATGGTATACAGTATAATGTTACAGGAACTTCAGGTTCTACAGGAGGTACAGCAGTAACAGCAGTACAACCTGGAAAAACAGCAACTAAAACTGCAGCATTAACTAATGATGTGGATTTAATTCCATACATTGGTATTGAAGCAGGTGCGGCAGCAGCTGAAGCATTAAACGTACACTACCAATCAATTAGTAGACACGTTTTTGAATAATAAATAAATTATGATGGGGCTTCGGCCCCATCTATTAATCTTGATTAAGGAGGGATTATGGCAGACACAGTACAAGGACCAGATATCATGCAAGAAAATGATGTTAGAGTGGTTATCAAATATGTAAATCAATCAGACGGATCAGGTGGAACAACTATATTTGGAGATGTTTCAGCAATGGCATCAAATTCAGAAGGTGCATCTTGTTTACATTTAGTTTTACAAAGAGTATGGTATTCAGCTCAAGGTGGAGACGGTGGAGATTCTTACGTTCGTATGGATGAAGAAGACAGCGACGGAGACATACCCGTTATAGGTTTAACAGGATCTGGTTATTGGGACTTTAGAGAATTTGGTGGATTAAAAACTGACAAATCATCTAATAGTAATCAAAGCGATGTTAATCTTGTGGTTCCTAGCACAGCAGATGCTGGAAACATGTATACGGTAATAGCAGAATTTAAGAAATTATATTAGGAAGGTAGCAGATGGCTAATACTACTTCCGGAACAGTAACGTTCGACAAAACATTTGCTGTTGATGAAATTATTGAAGAAGCATACGAACGACTTGGAATACAAGTTAGTTCTGGTTATCAATTAAAAACAGCAAGACGATCTCTTAACATTCTTTTTCAAGAATGGGGTAATAGAGGTATTCACTATTGGGAAGTAGGTGAAGCTAATATAGATGTAATTGAAGGACAAGCTGAATATACTTTTTATAGAGCAAGTGGTGATGGCACAAGTGCTGTTACAAACCCTGCTAATACTTATGGTGTTGCAGATGTTCTTGAAGCTACATTAAGATCTAACAGAACACAAACCACACAAACAGATTCTTCTTTAACAAAAATTTCTAGAGCAACTTATTCTGCATTATCAAGTAAGTTATCTAAAGGAACACCAGCACAATTTTTTGTTCAAAGATTCGTGGACAAAACTACAATAACAGTTTACCCAACAGCAGATTCTTCTAACGCATCTAAAGACATACATTTTTATTATTTAAAAAGAATACAAGATGTAGATTCAACATACACAGATGCAACAGATCTTCCATACAGATTCGTACCTTGTATGGTTTCAGGACTTGCTTTTTATTTAAGTCAAAAAGTAAATCCGCAGTTAACACAAACAATGAAGTTATTATACGAAGATGAATTAGCAAGAGCACTATCAGAAGATGGTTCTGCTGCTAGTACATACATAACTCCTAAAAACTATTACCCGAATATATAATGACAAATAAATATCACAGACAAAATTTTTTAAGCGGTAAGTTAGTTCAAAAACTTATAACTTCTAAAGGAGATAAAGGAGAAATGTTAATGAAACTTGTAAGAGAATCTAAAAAATTATCTTCTCCAAAATTTTTTAAAGATAAAATAATTAATATTAAAGGTATAGGAAAAAGAAAAAAAGAAATTCTTCAACCTGAAGAATATATTGATATTCAAGGTATGTCTAACAATCAACTTAAAAAACAAATTCAAAAATTTGGTTATATAGTTGGAACTAAAAATAAAAAATTAGCTGATAGAGCACAGCAAACACCTCTTTCACAAAAAATAAAAACCAAAGTAAAAAATAAAAAAAGTAGAAAATAATGGCAACAGGAAAATACGCAAAAGCAATATCAGATAGATCAGGAATGGAATTTCCATATAATGAAATGGTTAGGGAATGGAATGGTTCGCTTGTGCATAAATCAGAATTTGAAATTAAACATCCACAATTAGAATTAGGAACACACGCTGCAGATCAAGAAGGTTTAATGAATGCAAGACCAGATAGAGTAGAAAATTCTGTTGCAGCAATATTAAAACCAAATCCATTTGAAACTATTGCAGCTTCATCAGGAATTATAAATGTGTCAGAACCATCACATGGTAGATCAACAGGAGATACTGTAAGATTTAGAGGATCACCTTCTACTGCTGGAACTTTTGCAAACCCTGCATCATTTGATGGTATAACAGGATCAAACGTTGCAAAAGCTGCTGGGTATTCTATTACAGTTGGCAAAAGAGATTCAAGTGGTAATATAACTAGCACAACAGATTTCTATCACTTTACTGTAGACACAAACACTGCTACAAGTGGTAGTACATCAGGAGGAGGAGAGAATTGTTCGGCAGGTCCGGCAACTCTAACAGCATAATGGCAGGATTAAGTGCATCAGGATTAAAAACACAAATTAGAAGTTATACAGAAGTAGATACTAATGTTTTGTCAGATTCAGTTTTAGAAAATATTATTTTAAACGCACAATATAGAATTTTTAGAGATGTACCAATTGATGCTGATAGAAAAACATCTACAGGTAATTTTACATCTGGAACAGGTACTGTAACGGTGCCAGCAGGAGCTGTATTTGTTAGAGCAGTACAGGTTTATACTGCAACTGGATCTACTTATACTGGAGCTAATACATATTTAGAAAAAAAAGATTTAACATTTTTAGAAGAATATATTTCAGCAACCACATCTACTGGCACACCAAAATACTATGCTATGTTAGACACAGGCGCAACTGGAGAAAGCTCATCAAACTCTGGGTCTATAATTGTATCACCAACACCAAGCGGAACGTTTGCTTACAAAATTCATTACAACGCAGCGCCAGCATTATTAGAAAATAATGATACTAATTATATTAGTATGAATTTTCCAAATGGTCTGCTATATTGTTGTTTAGCAGAAACTTACGGGTTTCTAAAAGGTCCAGCTGATATGCTGCAATTATACGAAGGAAAATACAAAGAAGCAGTGCAATTATTTGCTGCAGAACAAATTGGAAGACGAAGAAGGGATGATTACACGGACGGTACTGTTAGAATACCTATTCAGTCACCACCACAATAGGAATTAAATTATGGCATCAAGTTATTCAGATCTCGGTATAGAACTAATGGCAACTGGCGAAAACGCCGGTACATGGGGGACAAAAACTAATACCAATTTACAAATAGTAGAAAAAGCAATTGCTGGTTATGTAGAACAAGCAGTAACTAGTGGTGGAACAACAGCGTTAAGTATTACAGATGGTGATGCAACAGAATCTACATCAGTTGCTCGTCACGCAGTTATAAAATTAACAGGAACAATAACAGGTAACTCTATTGTAACTGTTCCAGATTCAATTGAAAAAGTTTACATTGTAACAAACGGCACATCAGGTGCTTACACTGTTCAATTTAAAACAGCATCAGGAACAGGTATTACTTTTGGAGTATCAGAAAAAACTACAAGATTAGTTTATTCAGATGGAACAAATCTTGTTGATGCAGGATTTGGTGGAGCATCTGACATGGAAGGAAGAGAATTAGTTTTAGATGCTGATGGTGATACAACTATTACAGCAGATACTGATGATCAAATAGATATTAAAATTGCAGGAGCTGATGATTTTCAATTTACTGCAAACACATTTACAGCACAATCAGGTAGCACAATTGCTGCACAAGCATTAACAGCTACAACAGTTACAGCTAGTGGTATTTTAAAAACAGATGATACTACTGAAGCAACTTCTACAACAGATGGTTCATTACAAACTGATGGTGGATTGTCTGTAGCGAAAGATGCTGTTATTGGTGATGACCTTAAATTATTAAGTGACTCTGCTGTATTAAGTTTTGGTGCAGATTCAGATACAACTTTAACTCACACAGATGGCACAGGTTTAACTTTAAATAGCACTAACAAATTTCTTTTTAGAGATACTGGTTTATATATTAATTCATCCACTGATGGTCAATTAGACATTGTTGCAGACACAGAAGTACAAATAGCAGCTACAACAATAGATATTAATGGTGCCGTTGCACTTAATGGTGCAATTACTGGTGCTACTAATATTACTTTATCAGGAGAATTAGATGCAGCTACAGGAGATTTTTCTGGTGATGTTGATGTAGATGGAACTTTAGAAGCAGATGCTATCACAATTAATGGCACAGCTATTGGTTCAATTTATGGTGTAGTCGCAGGAAGTTCTAGTATTGTTACAACAGGTGCTTTAGATTCTGGATCAATTACTTCAGGATTTGGTAATATTGATACCGGATCATCTACAATTACAACTACAGGATTAATTACTGGTGGTTCATTAGACATTGATGATGTTTTAATTAATGGAACAACAATTGGTCATACAGATGACACAGATTTAATTACATTAGCGAATGGTGTTGCAACAGTTGCAGGAGAAATTTCTGTAACAACGTTAGATATTGGTGGAACTAATGTAACAGCAACAGCAGCAGAAATTAATTTAATAG